CACCGAGTGGAAAATTTTAAATTTGAATCATGCCAAAGAGGCATGAATTTCATTTTTTAAAAAATTCTCTACCTCTAACAGCCCAGGATCAGCCGGATCGAGTGGCACCTCGATCTCTTCAGTATTAAGAACGTTAGTGTAACCACCATCTTCTCTTTCGAGATATAGTGATACTAACTGTTCATATGTACTGAATAATGGTTCATACTCTTTATCAAAAGTATGACTTTTAAGTTTGAATACAAACTTTCCGTATTCTTCCTTTCCGTGCAGAGACATCTCCATAAGAGAGTTCTCCACACAGGTTTTAAGAATATAAAATGGGTTTGTACCCGATTCCTGTCCCCAACACAACATCTTGTAAATACTCTTTTTCTGGATAGGAGCAACGTATCGATTATGATCAGAAGACCATCGAAAGTTTCTTTTCAGAAAACTAGTTTCAAATAAGGTTTTGTAAAATGGGGGTTGATTTTTATCTTCAGCATCAGTAAGGATAACTCCTAATGATGATGCAGCGATTTTGATATTTGAGGCAGTCAGCCAAATTTGAGCTTTTGGACTAACTTGCTTCAAATTATCATCCCCATAATTCGCCAAATCAACATTTTCGAAAAAGGGGTGTTTACGGAATGCTTTTATAGCTTGTTCCGTATCAAGCTTGAATTGGATGGAAAGACATAATATGTATATTATGACTTCGATAATGGCTTCCCAAATTGAATTAATAGCAGCAGTACCTAAAGAACCTGAAGGACCACTATCACACATCAATAAAAGAGTATTAAGAAAAAGAAGAAAATATTCATAGTAAGTCGTTGCAAGAGACCGCGCTATGAGAATAAACTTCTCATCCCATTTTGACCAAACCATCAACATTATCATAACATCAAGAGCTGCTTTCAAAGAAAGCATTCTCTTATCAAACCATGCATAGTCACCATCCATAGATTTCCATCCCAATTTCTCCTTATCTATCATTTCTTGAACCCAAACATGTAATTCAGATCCCATCATATTAATACCGAGTTTGCAGAACATTCTCTTACGAAAAGAAATCATCCACGTAAAAATCGGACCAAATATCATGCGACATAATATAAATATAGAGAATTGAGATGCAGAAAAGAGACGTATTTTACCTGCTAAGACCTTATCTCTTTTGACAGCTTCATCTTTAAGACAATACTTATATATAGCCGCTGGGGCTTGACCTGAAAGAGCAAGATTTATTATATAATGCAAATCATTATTAATCTCCTTAACAAGACCCAAATCAATACCGGGTAGTCCAGTTACATAATCTCTCTTTCTTCCAGGATAAGGATATCCCGCAGAAGAGTTATACTTAATTGGTTCTAACCCTGCATTAGAATCCCCAGAAAGTGTTTGATGATAACTATATGGAGGAGCAATAACAGTAGAATTAGAAGCTTGGACAAGAAAGTCAAATACGGCAATCTTTGCCTCTCGAAGAACAACGAGATTCCGCATTGCAGGCTGCTCGGAGACGGCGCTAAGGGCATTCAAATGACTTGATATCCATCGCCCATCATATTTAAAAGGTGCCATAGAACCACCTTCTCGAAATGTGGGAAAACCAATGTCGGGAATGTACTCTGAGAATAGATAATGAAGATCGCGCTTATAAAGACGTGATTTTTCAAATCCAACTTCCGATTTTATTCCGGCATAAACTTTAAATTTACACGCGTAATTATCATAATACTCACGATCAATATGACGAATTGCCGAATTGCGCTCCACATCTGTAAATTCTAGAGTATCACTGAGAGTAGAAAAACGACCATCCTCGGTCAGAGGAACTGATTGTACTCCAGTCAAAAGAGATCCACGATGATAAATCCTATCACAAAAATCGGGAGGCATAGAAGTGAGGACACTTACAGATTTCCCTTCAATTTTGACATCAAGGGCAACTCCGCAGTGCAATCCTATTATCTTCGTAGTGGTGAAACGATGTTTTCCATCCATGAGGCGCGCAACAATAACTCCTCCAGAGCATCCAGGAACCCAATCATATCCCTGGAAACCAAAAGTGGTTCCTTTGATCCCTGAAAGAGAAGTAGTAGTATAGGAAATACACTTAATATCGTGTGCACCAACATGATTAACAAAAACATAATTCCATCCTACATATTCTTTTGGATTAAAGTAATCAGCAAAAGCATTACGACCTATGTTCTTGGCAAATTTAATGTGACCATCAAAGGATATTATCGCGAGATCAAACCTATCTGTCTCAACAAAAATGTAATCTCTAGGAATTGAAAACCTTTTTCCTTTTAGATGCTTTGCTTGCTCATTAGAATTAAGGATAACAACATCTAATATACTCCCTTCCTTAGGAATAAGGTGTTTTACAGTAATGAGTTGTCCATTTTCTATGATCCCTATTCCGCGGGCATGAGATTTCTCTCCTTCATAGCTAATAGCAAATTCAACTGTATTTTTAACAATCTTATTAAAAACATCTTGCTTTTGATCATTAACAAGCATCTTTATTGGTTCAGTAAAATACCCTGGTAACTTACTCGGATTTGCATAACTCGGAAAGGAGTGTTTTTGAGTCATAATATCAGTAACACGTTTCTCAGCGATGACATCATCTATCGAAGCTGCCTGACCATACATTTGCTCATCAATAGCTATATCCAAGCCTAGAATTTCCTTCTGGCCATTCTTTTGCAATCGACGAATTAACACAAAAGCACCACAAATAGCCATAGGAATAGGAATTAACCAAAGATTATCTTTAAGAAGAGCCATTGCCTTTTGAGACTCAGTTTGCACCGTATGGGCACCTAACTGATAAATAAATTTCCAGGTCCATCCGTACAAGTATCTGTTAGTAGAAAAAGGATTAGGGCTACCAAGAGAATAAATTTGGGCGGCCATTGAGCAAATGCGAGCTTTTATTCGATTAACGTAATTCGTAAGGTACAAACGGTTCATATAATTTATTAACTCCTCAAAGCTCAAGAACCTAATAAGGTATTGCAAAACAAACCATTGATATAAGCAGTGTGCTCCTATTGCATTAAGCAGTGATTGGTCATGTAAAAAGGTAAGAACTAGATGAATCGGCAGTGTGTAATAATTCCGATCAAGAAGAGAAAAGAAAGGAATTACGAATAAAGGACCGACAAAGAGGAGCAAGATAAAACGAAATATCTCCTCGAAGAAAGGAATGTAGAAAAGAAAGATTGCAGGATCCCAATACCCAAAACTAGTAACAAGAGGAGGAGGAACATGGATTATACGATAAAAGTCTTGATCTTGAAAAGAAGCTGCAGCTCCAACTACAACACCTGTTGGAACATTAGTATAACATTGAACACAAGCTTTTTCCATGAAACCATGCACACATTTTGCAGTACTTAGAGTATAATATTTTCGTTCATTTTCATACAAATCTCTAACAATAGGTACAAGATGCTGCACAAGCTCTCTGAAACTGAGCAAGCCACCCCCAATGGACCGTAAATTGAGTGCTCCATTAGATGATTCACGAAGGATGAGGGAATAAACTTTCTGATCAAGTGAGTTCGTTGCTGAAAAATCTATGTTTTTCTCAACCTTAATGCTTACTTTAAAACGACGCAATAAAGCATCAACTTTCATAAATTTCCCAGCGGCATTAAAATCTTGAAAGTTACTTGTTCCAATAACTAATTTGCAGTTAAAGAAAGTATTACCTTTTGAAGTTATATCAGCCATAGGAACACAATACGGAAAAGTACCTATTCCACGAATTAAACCTTCTATATTCTCAATGGTGTAAAGAGTCTTCTCATACATCCCTTCATCATCATAGAGGCAAATCTCGTGATTATTGGTAAATCCCGACCAATAAGCTTCAGCAGACTTTGCATACATTGTATCATTCTTAAATTGAAAAATGTCTTTAAGATAAGGTATTAGTTGCAAAGCCAATGCTGTTTTACCAACCCCTGGTTCACCCCATATTTGTATAGCGACAGGACAAATACGAGCATTAAAACCAGAGAAGTACTTTCGAACATCTTTCCTGACTATTTGCAAAAAGACAGTAAGTCGAGTAACGACGAACTTTACAGATTCTGCCAATTTGAGGTTTTTGGAAAAAGATTCTCCCAATGCAGTAAGCAAAATGATTTCATCTGAAAATCGACCCACCAATTGAGGAGTATCAGTTATCCCATAACGATTCTGACACCACTCATGGACCCTACCTGATTCATCACTTGCTACTATCTTCTCAAGTTCTAAAACAGTCTTCATCCATGATTCCAATTGGGTCTCTTCTCTAGCAAGAAAAGACACATCACCTTTCATACAAGCGGGAAGTACCTTTTGGATTACTTCAATAAACCAATCTATAAGGGTACTACAACCAGATATGACATCAGGAAGAGATCCAACCCAAGATTCGAGAACTTCCAACTTCGGCTTTATTCCAACAAAAGTAAGAATAGCAGCTGCTGGAAAGAGGGCCATTAGATGGGACGATTTTTTCCAAATTGATGATCCTTCTACTATATAAGATTTCTCACCAAAAATAGAACGTACAAAGCGCATAAAGAGAGGGTCGGCTTGTGGAATGGTTTCAACACCTTCAACAGTCACAATACCAGGTTCACGACCAGCATAAACTTTGGTTCCCTTAACCGGCCACATCATCTTAAAAACTGTTTTCCCTTTTTCGGAGAAATATGCATACCCATCCCTGAAACCCTCAAAGGCTAAAACACACCACTTCTTTAAGAAATGCCAGAGTATATGTAAAAAGGATTTGATAAAAGACACAGTCATATCTGCAATCTGAGTGACTGTTAAATATCCAAATTTAACCATATTTTGTAAGAATACATTAAACATATGGATAAAACCCTTCTCACCCCAAGAACGTTTGAAATCGGTAAAGATCTGATGGGCTTGAAGTATGTACTTACCAACATTATTTATATTATCAGCACCTACGAACTCTACCATTTGATCCTTATAACTCTCCAATGTGTTTAATAAATTATCAGGACTGTCCACCTCATCACCCAATAATTCACCGAGCACTGAAGAGTTTGCAATCGAAGGTGTGGAACTAATTCGAGGATCACAACCCAAATAAACGGCCAACTCTTCAATATAAACAGCATTACCAAAAGGACGAATAGAATGGCGCAGAACACATCTCCCATTCAAGTGAAATGGACAAGATGAAAGTTCTAAAGCATCATCGTCCCAATCGTATTCTACTCCCTTGGTTATGGAAAGAATATTTCCTCCTGAAAAGAGCCTATTAGCTATAGTAATATTATTCCACAAAGAAGAATATTTCTCAGTATCCAAATAACCTTCAGTATTACATCGTAGAAAAATCTTTTTTCCTTCCAAATTTTGAAGTACGTAGGACTCCTCAAAACATGAAACTCTACTTATCGTAGCTGTGCAGGTATTAACACCATGCAGCGGACATAAGAAAGCAGTATATCTATCTTCATCTGAGTAGACACGGCGACCATAGTCTCTATCAAGATAATAGATATCTCCACGAGCGGTGCAAGTAAATTCAAGGGGAAACAGTTGCTCCTGAGGAGAACGTATTAAAGGTTTTTCTTTACATTCTTCTATTGATTGAGCCTCATACATCAACTCTCTAAACTCTAAAGCACGAGGATTTCTAGAATGATGAACAATTTTTACTGAAGTTGTTCTAGGTTTCGTATTTTTCTTCTTCTTTCGGAAAACATATTTTTCCTTCAAATAATCCTCATCACACGTCGAGCCATTGTGTTTTATTGTATTAAGCGAGGGTGATGATTTCCGATCTTCACTTCCCTCACTACAAAACTTTCTAACAGCTTTTTGATGGTTATAATTGAAACTGTCACCACTAGGGTTAAACATGGCTTCCAAAGCATTTCCTTTCGATTTCTTCATCTGTTTTTCTATTGGAGGATTACGGAAATATTCCAGCGCCTTTTGAGAAGCTAAATGCTTGGCATCCATTTTATTTAATGCTTCGGATTCGAATGTATACTCAGAAACACCATCAGAAACCTTAAGTATGCATTGAAACATATCACCATGTCGTAAAGATGATATAGTAATTGAATACCCGTTCTTCTGGCAGTATTCATTAAAATCCTTTGCATATGGATAAAGCCCAACAATCCTATGAGCCTGTTGAATTTTCCTTTCCTCCATTCGAGCAAAGAAGTCTCCAACTTTACTTGGAATCTCTTTCCAATGAGGATTGTAAGTAATTGAATAGTTTACAATCATTTTGGCAATATATGCCACTTGAACCATTTCCCGATTTTCCCTCAAATAGCAACAAGCTACTTCCAAGCAATCGGGAGCTTCCTTCGGAACATCTTCGAATAAGAAAACCAAAAAGTTTCTATAATTCTCATTGGACCTCACGAAGCCTTCCGCACATGCAATGGCTGCACCGTGCAAATGGCCCGCTAATTCTTCTGCTAAACACAAATTCAATACACGATCACCAATATGTTCAGCACGGGCCCATTCATCTTCATCCATTTTCCGCACTCGTTCGGATAATGGATCACTATTGTTAGAGAACGTCTCACACAATTCAATAACAAAATAATCACGCAAAGCTTTCGATGAAGGAACAGTTACATGTTGTCCTTCCAGAAGCTTTCTGATACTATTTCGTCGTTCATTTATTTTAAACCTATTCGCAGTTAAAGCGCGGCTTTGTTCGTTGCCGTCGATTCCATAAATTTTACCCTCCCTGGAAAAGGAGGTAACCGCGTCTGTCGTCTCTGATGCGGAAGAACCTAAGTCTACTAATTGCGCTGACTTGGAAGCGCTATTAAAATGTTGTGTCTGTTTCGTAATCATATTATCTTCATTAAATGTGACACCGCTGACAACGGGGATGTCTCCGTCGGGGATTCAGCCCCCCGGGCTATAAATCTAGGGTAAGCTTGTCCTAGTAGCTATATTTTATTATTAAACTAACGCACTAACAAAGAAAACAAATTTTAAAGTAAACAAAAGACACAGAAAGTTTACAAAAATTTACAAATGAAATAGATTACATTTTAAATTACAATTTATATACTATCATTATGTATGTATCCAGGATACGAGTCCCGATACTTGGAAACCTTAGACATTTCCGAACGAAAATCTTCTGGAGTAACCATAGCGTCACCATTATCTTCGGGTAAGGGTTCTGCTCCTTCAGCAAAACCTGCAGAAATGGCTCCCGATACATACGGATAGAGTAGTGGAACGCCCCACCAAAATCCTACTTGATAATCCTCTCCAGCTGCATAAGATATTTTAAATCCACCATCAGATGGTGCTGAAGCGTTGTTGGTAAGAATTAAACGAGCAGAGGGATAAATCAAATCAGATGTAGGAAGATAGTTGGTAAGATAAGAATTAACAGATTGATAAGGAATAGAAAATGAAACCTGTTGACCAACAATTGGATTGTAGCGTTCAGTACCTTTACCTTCCATTGAGAATGTAGGAAGGAGACCAGTTTGAGATCCAGTCATTCCAGCTGCACAAGTGCCGGAAGCAAATTGGTAGTCCCAAGCTTTGGCAACCTCAACCAAACTCATTACTTGATAGTGTCCATCCTGCGTTTCATCATTAGGATGAAAGTCTACATCTACTCGCACAGAGCCTCGTAAACAATGAAAAGGAACAGAATACCACTGCAAATAAGTCCACCAGGTCATAGGATCAATAGTTGTAGTGGTTCCTAACTTATATCTATTCCCAGGTTCAATCGGATTCCAGGAAATAGCAGTATATAACTTAGAACGATCATTAATCATATATGGTAATTGGCGAGATAGGGTCATCCGTTTCATCAGTGGTCTGAATGACATAAATTTTTCTCCCATAAAGATTGGATTAGGTTTAGGAGCATACTGGGAATCTCCAAAAGTCATACGTGTATAATTAACCTGACGAAGTTCAATAGAGCTAGGTTCAACAGCTGATTGAAGCTGAATCCTATCTGATTGAAGAGAAACATACTCCGGTTCAAAGCGACGAGCAGAAATAGGAGCGGGAGTCGTGGTATAATTGGTTAATAATCCATTAGCATAACTGGAATCTACAATAACTCCGCTTTGATTCTGCGGCGTCCTGTGATACATTTCCATATAATACGTTGTTGGACAAGCAAGCTCATAATCATCTCCAGCTTTAACATCAACAACTACATAGGCTGAAGCAGCAGTATTAGGAGCTATAAGAGGTTCAACAACAGTAATATTCAAATAGCCATTGGAGGTTAAATCCATTGTATCATCTGTATCACTAGAATAACGAGTGAGCGCAGTTTGAAGATAAGACCTATTAACGTTCCAAGTAACTGTAATTTCAATAGTGGTAGTTGAAGTAACATCAACAATGGTGGAAAAAGCACTATTGGAAATTTCGGAAACTGGTGATAATTGTGAAGCATATAAAGGAGAATACCAAATTCGAACCTTACCGCGATGGTATTTAGAAGCAATAAAGGTTATACGGTAAACAAGACTACCTCTCCAATAAGAAAAACCGAGACTACCGTAATACAATGGTGTCGGCATCACCTCATAAGGAGCAGAACCACGGGAAAGAACAGCGCCTGGTGAAACGTTCCAAGCTAATAGTTCATTACCAGAAGGAAGGGTAGTAGGCCATTCAACGAAATTGGTAGCTCCCCAATGACCAAGAAATTTTTCAAAAGACAAAGGATCAACAACCTCATTCAGAACATCCTCATTAATCGCAACACCTTGATTAGGATCTAAAGTGAGAGTCTTAAATTGGTCTTTAGAAGAATACGAGGAACGGGAGGTGTATCCTATAGTCGTCCTTTCCTCTAAATCTTTAGGCTTAGAATAGCCAAACATTTTTGCAATCTGAGCAATTGCAGAAGAACCAATATCCACAGCAGAGGCAAAAGGACCTATAACAGGTACTGAAGACAATGGTTTGGCAATACTAGCAATAGTAGTTGCTACAGAAGAAACGGGCCCTTTCTGTTCACGCTTAGATTGATACTCAAGGGGAACTGGAGTAGCTAGTTCAACATCCTCAAGCCAGAATAAGACTGTGACTTTCCCAACTGCTGTTGCTCCAGTATCAGAACGAAGAAGAGGAGACAGGAGAAAAAGATCAAACTTAGGATTAATTGATGCAAGTTCGGCCGCCTTATGGAGGTCATAATAGGGGAAAGAGCTAGTATAGGGAACACGTAATTCCGTAGAAAGAGGAGCACCAATATCAACAGTAACATAGTCACGAGAACGATTACGTATATATTGAATATTGGTAGCAAAAGCTGGAGTACCTGTATGTAACTGGTAATTAAGATTAGCAGCGACACCAATTTGACCATAAGAATATGCCGCTGTCGATACGGTAATTCGAGCGACCATAGTACATCGTAGATTATGGATATTCCACCACTTTCGTTTAACCGTCGGAATATTGAGGAATGTTCCAAACCAGTCCAAACCAGAGAGAAAATTCGGAGATGGAAAGTCGCTGAAATTGTATTGAGCAATCTGGGTAGGCCTGGAAAGCATGGTATTAATATCATGAGAAAGTGCTTGACGAACGCCAATATCATGAAGGAGGGTAGAAGAACCACCATGCGCGGTTTCTTCGGTTTGAACAAATACTACTTGTTCGACCACGTTAGCGGACTTAGAGGATCCGTCTGCATGAGACTGATCAGTAATTGTTTGCATATTTGCATCAGTAGGTTTGAAGTGTCAGTTAGTTTAAACCTATCCCTAACTCTAGAAATTTTTAATAAGCTAAACCGGAAAAAGCTCTGCCATTGGCATACAGTTTATCTTTGAAATGAGAGATTCCAACTCTAACAACAAAGGCCATAGTTTTTCTCTGCATGGCACAGAGAAAGATTTCACAAAACCTTTTAAAGAAAGCAAATTATGATGATTTCCAAATTTGCTTGGATGCACGGACAGTATGAAGGAATGCATCTTTTCAAGAAATCATACTCGA